ATAGTGGTTTCGATTAGGTTCATTACTTGTTCGGCTCGCCCTTTGTTTTATCCAAGGCCATCCAACCAACTGACAACAAGGTCAATACGGAACCGATGATTTCGGTAAGGGTCGCTGAATCAATGATACCTTTAGCAACAAGTGTTCCACCGATGAAGGTTAACAGGTGGCGAAGTAAAGCGATGACTGCTGATTTCATTAGGGGTAGTTTAGGGGTTTCGGGGTTGCGTTTGCGAAATAATCTCATAGGGATTTGTGTTGTTCGTAGTCGGCTGCATACTGCTCGTCCCATCCGAGAAAGGAGTGGACTCCGCAAGGTTCGGGCCAAGTTTCGTACTGGGTAGCCTCTTTGGGAGCGTCGCCCTCCCAAAGGATGTCGTAGCACACAAGGCCGTCCAAGACCCCAAGGGAAACCGCAGCGGTCGTGCCTGTGCATAGAGCCAGCACCTTGTCAGCGTCGCTCTGCTTGGGGAATGCGTACTTGCGGAAGGTAGCCATTAGAGGGTCGTAAGGGCAGCGAGTTGAGCGTTGGTTAAGCGAGTGGTGTAGGGAACAACTGCACGGACTCTTACCGATTGGTCCAAAGTGAAATTAATACTTGGAACAACAGAGGCCCTTGTAATTGCAACCGAAGGCATAGTTATTGTGCTTGTGTCAACTTGTGTCGTTGTTCCGTTTAATGATATAGCAAAGTCGCTATTTTTATATGAAACCGCAATTTTGTTTATACCAACAGGATACGCTCCCGTTCTTTGAAAAATCAGAGCATTTGTTGAGCCTTGTCTAATCCTTAACTCAATTACGCTTGAAGACCTTATGACAAGATAAAATCCATTTGCGCTGCTGCCTGAATCAAGGCCGATTATGTCTGCGTTCCTATTGTTAAACTGGATATCCACCTCCGCATAAATCGTTCCCTCGGTCTGCCCTATGCATCCGCTGACTGCACCTGATAGGTTTATCACGTCTGCGTTGCGTGTTGCTGCTGCGGTGGTTGTTGGGATGTAGGAGGTGGCTACGGAGCCTGTTTCAAGTTGTGCGCCCCAAGCACTAACGCTACCACTTACAACCGATAAAGGTATGCCTCCCGATATTTGTGTTCCAATTCTAAATCCAACCCTCGAGTTTGTTGCAGGCGTATAACCCATTAACACCGTCATTCTGCATCGATACCATCCATTTCCGTAGTTTTCCATTCCAACGCTTTGGAGCGTAAAGCCAGCCCCTACCGAACCACTCGCACCAAGTGTTCCTTCGTTTAAGTTAAAAGCCTGACAAACACCGCTTCCGTATGTCGTCGCATTCTCCTGAAAAACATTCATTGTAAATCCACTCGACAATGCACCAAACTTGCCAAATAATGAGTAAGTATAGGTTGTTCCACTCGTCAATGTAATCGTCTGCCTTATCCTATCGGTAGTTGAATCTGCAATAAATGTTGTCGCATTAGGGGTTCCATCAGGCGATGTTATGCCAGTAACAGTTGCAGAGGCAGCAACAGCCCAAGTAGCTGAAAAGTCCTGACTCCTCAAAGCCAAGTTCGACCCACTCGGCTCCACCAACAACGCAGGGCAGCCAGCCGTTCCTCCGCTGGTGTAGTAATCCAAGCGAGGCACACCCGAAGCTACAATCTCAATGAATCCGCTTGCGTTGACCCTTGTCGCAGTCGTTGCCCGGGTAACATTGAAGTCGCCCGATGCACCCAATACCACACCGCCCGAAGTCGTAGCGACTGGGGTGTAGAGTTTGCCCGTCTTAAAGCGAGCAGGGACAAGGATAAGCGATGGTGTCGGCATTCTTAGAAGTTGTAGATTACTGCAAAGCGATTGAATAGGCATCCATCAACGGCGGCCTCGGCAGCGGTTGCACCGTCAGCCGTAGCCCGTGCGTTGAACAAGGCCCACACCCCAGCAGCGACTCCGCCTTGGAGCATTGATGTCGGGTAGCCGTAGCCGTAGCCTATCAACATCTTACAGGAAGGTGTAACCGATGACGGAACCTGCGCTTGGAGTGACGGCAGTAATCTTGCCTCCGTTGCGACCGCTGATAACGATACCAGCGGAAATAGAAGCCCCCGAAAAGTTGTAAGCGGTTAGCAGGTTCTCACTTCCAGTTCCAGTTAAAGTTGTGAAAGTCGCAGCGGTGTTGACTACAAGGAAGTCGTAGTTCTTGCCGGTAACGGATCCATTGATAAACTCCATCGTACCACCTTGGCCGAGCATTTGTTGCAATATGGGTGTAGGCATTTTTTAGCGTTTAATTGTAAATGTCTTTTAACTTGGAATTTCACAAACCGAATGACCGTAGGGGATTTCAAAGGTCATCGTCGCCTGCCATCCTGCCGTGCGGTCGTCCCGGCTCTCTACAAAGCGTGTAAGCGACACGGAGGCACTAAGGGTCCAGTCCTCGCTTGGGTCGTTTGTAAGCGACGATATGAAGTCCTGTGCGATTTGTAACTGGTCGCTTAGGACCTCGTCCTCGTTATCCTGCCAACCCAGCGTAGGGCTACCCGAAACCACTCCGCCCATCGGCTTGATGGACTCAACACGGTCAGAAAAGTAAACCCCAACCACCAAGTCCAAAGTACCAGCGTCAGTATTTGCAGACTGAACATCTGCAAAAACCAGCGGATAGACGATGCGTTCACGGCTTGGGGTTCGCAGGTTGATGGTGTTGTCCGTGCCTATCGCCAACGGGTCCCCTGTTCCGAACGAGTTTACTTGCGGATGGTTGTTGGCAAGGTCCAGCAGGGCTTGCTTGATTTTTATCCAAGACATAGTTTTGCAGTTTCAGTATGTTTTTTTTATGCGCTCCCATGCTTAGCAGTCGTTACACGCCCCGAATTGGCCGTAAGGGTAGGGGTAGTCCAAGTTGCTGATCCCCATCCTCCTGTTGCGGTCCAAGACCATCCCTGTTCGGTAGTTGGTTGCGTTCGGGTAGATGGTGTCAAGGGCAGACGGAGGCGAGTTCCAAAGAGGGTAGGAGTTGCGGTTCTCCATTAGGTACCGGGTAATGCGTTCGGAGTACCACTCGGCATCGTTCTTGACTTTGTCGGTCAGCCGGGTAATCTCTTCCATGCTCATTTGCGAGGACTCTTCGCTCGTTCTACGGACCATGCCCTTGTTCATGTACTTGAAGGCCAACACCATCGGCAACTCGTAGTAGAGCCATTGAATCATCGCAGGCTGAATGTAATCCTCCAGCAGCGTTTGGTTGAGTGCAGACGTTGAACCGCTGACGACCTGCGTAACCAATTCCCCGTAGAGTGCAGAGCCAACGATTGGCTGAATCCGCATCTCCTGCACCTTGATGACCGTTGGACGGATTTGGGTGTAACTGACGTTCTCGTTGATTATCGAGTTGTCGAGCAGCGTTTCTTCGCTTATGAATAGTGCCTTCATGCCTTGCTGATTTTATTGCCTTTGCGGATTACCAACTGCTGCTCCCATACGTGCCGGCATTGGGGCCTGTTCACTCCGCTGGGCGTGTGATACCAACCGCCTCTGCGATTCCATACGGAGTAGCCCATAATCGCAGAAATCCCGTCGATGTCCTCACGGGTGTAAACCTTGCCCTGCCCTGCCAAGTCAAGCATCACCTTGCAGAACTCACGGCTGGAACCTTTGTCCTTGTTACTGAAACCTGTGGCCCATGCGTATTTGTAGCGGACTTCCAAGACTGGCTCGGCAACTTCCTTGACATTCTTGGGTAGGTTCTGCTCGGCAATCTTGTCCACGGCCCTGCTGATTGGGTAGCGGTCCTTTGTGATTAGGTAAGCGACACGCTTGGCGACCTTGGCTTTGCTGACCCCAAATTCCTTTGCCATTTCTTCAACGCTTGCGTCCCGGTTCTTCTTGCGGTAAGCCTCAATCTTCTTGTCCAATTCTTTTTCTTCTTCGCCCAGTTCGGCAAAGGCCAAGCGGATGTTTTCGTCGATGTTGGAGTCAAACCGCATCGGCTTGGAGTGCATCACATGGTAATCGTCTGCATGACATCCGAACTTAGAGGCAACGACCTCCAAGACCTTGAATTCTTCCTCGCCCCATCCGTAGTCCTCGTCGTCTTCTTGGCCCCATTGAGGCTCGCTGAACTCTTGGGACTGAACGCCCAGCATCGTGTCAATCTCTTGGGAAGATAGGCCGAAGCCGGCTGATAGCATTGTCCGAGCCATTTCCAGCGTGATTTTCTCTTGCATATACTGACGCACGATTCGCATCAGGTTTTGATACTCCCTGCCCGACAACTTCTTGATGTTGTCGTTTGATGCCAAGCCTTGCGGTGCAGTAGGTTCAGGGCTGACCTCTACGGCTGCAGTTGCTCCTGCAAGACCCGAACCCTCTGCCTTTGCAGGCAAGGACACCAAGGCCCTGATTTCATTGGCTGACATGGATTCCAAGACCTTGTTGGCAACCAACGGAGAGAGTGAATTGATAGCCGTGATAACGTCTTGGACGCTTGATTCGGTCTTTATTTCAATCGGTGGCAAACCCGCTTTCTCACGCAGTTCTGCTGGGGTCATGGCTTGAAGGAGAGCCTGTTCGCTCAACTGCTCCGTGATGGGGTTGGTAGGAATCAACTCCATGCCTTCCACACCGTTGAAAGACCCCAAGTAGTTTATCATTCTTTCGACCTTCTGCACCCGGTCGTTGACGTAGGTGGCCTTGAATAGTTCGTAAGCCTCAACTAATTCAGTCCTTCCTCCGAGTTGGCCCTCGGTTTTGACACCGAATAACGATGGATTCGTTACACGGTGTGCGATGAATATCTCCTGCTGAATGGCTTTGTTCAGTATCTCAAACTGCTTGTCCATGTCGGACGGTGTGAGCGGTTCAAGTGTTGGGGCCTTGGCCGCATCGTCGTTGAAGGTTACAACAAAACGACCAGCGTTGTCCGTTCCCGAAAACTTGCGTTTGATTTGCCTTTCGATGTCGCCCTGCTCTTCGGGTGTCGGGATGCCGTTGTTGAAGTTTATCAAGTAACCGCCCCAAAAGTTGTTTCGCAGGTTGTTGTTGTGGAAGTTCGCCACTTGCACGTCTGCCTCAATCCAAGCGTTCCCCCCGATGTATTCGGGGAGAGGATAGTGCTTCACGCCTGCTGCATAGACCCTGTAATAAAACAACTGCTTTCCGAGGCGATTCTCCGGGTCGAATGCTG